CGGGCCGAATGGGAGGCCCGAGTAAGACGCACAAGGGGTCGTAAATATTCTTGTGTTGTTCATGGATTCCGACCGGATTCCGGGGCGGCATTATGGACGCCAAACACAACAGTTCAAGTATTAGATGATATGGCGGGGTTAAGTGCTAAAATGTTAATAAACTCCGTAACTTATAACTTAAGTTCGGAATCCGGGAGCACAACCACACTAGAATTAGTTGAAAAAAACGCGTACAATTTACAGTTACAAGACCCGCAAAATCAGCAAATAGGCGACGGTTTCATATGAGAAAAACCATTAGATATGTACGAGTTACGGGGTCGGGGGATGATTCAAAACAATTCCCCGTTCAACAGGTTTCGTATATGGGCAAAACTTCAAACGCTATGATGGTCTTTCCTTATGGCATGCATGCCAATGTGGATAAAGATTCAATTGCTTTAATGCTTCAAGTTCTTGGTGATAATGGGAGTAAAGCGGCCATACCTATGAGTCATAAAGGCCGCCCAGTATTGGCGCCGGATGAAGTAAGCGTATTTCACCCCCCAAGTGGTTCTTTGATACATTTTAAATCAAATGGGGATATTGCCATTGAATCCGGAACTAAAGTTACAATTGGCGCGGATGTTGAAATAAATGGAAATTTAACCATACCTTTGGTGAGTGGGGGTGCGGCTAATTTAGAAAGCTTAATAACCAAGATCGCGAATCAAACTTATTTAACACATACGCATGTATGCGCGGCGCCGGGGTCCCCCTCCGGCCCACCAGTGGGGGCATAGAATGGGCATTGATGTTGATTTAACAAGTGATTATGATATCCAAGTAGGGTCGGACGGTGACATAGTTACCAAAGATTTTTTCGATACCGCTATTTTAATGTCGTTATTTTGTGAACGTCGGGCGGGCCCCTCCGAAGTTCCGGAATCGCATAGGCGCCGTGGATGGATTGGAAATGAAAGTACCCCGGGGTTTGAAATAGGTTCGAAAGTATGGCTATATGAACAAGAACGGGTTACACGATCGATTTTTAATTTACTTTCCCAAGAAGCTTTTAACGCGTTTGAATGGTTTATTGATGATGGTTTTGTTATAAGTATTAAAACAAATGTCGGTCTTAATAATGGATCGGTTGAATTAACCGTAGAATTTAAACGATCGGGGGCAAAGGTTGAAACTAAAAATTATACCTTGTGGGAAAACACCGGAAATAAGGCATATAACTAATGGCTTTAGAATTACCAGAATCAGCAAATGAAATCGTACAACGGGCGAAAACCGATGTTCAAAGAAATGTTCCGGGATCCAATGCATTTTTAAAGAATAGTTGGCTTGGCGCCCTTATTACGGGTTACGCGAACCGAATTTATGATTTCTATTTGCAATTAAGGGAAGTTCAAAAACAATCTTTTCCGAATACGGCGACATTATCGGATTTAGAAAATTGGGCTTCTATATGGTTTATTAATAGACTTGCCGCAACTCAAGCGACCGGTAATGTTGTGGCTACAGGTACCGCGACCACTAGCATACCTATAGGGACTATTTATAAAACCAGTGACGGTAAGTTATACGCTTCGACCGCTACTGTCATTATAGCGGCGGCGAATATTACAATATCTTCCATAACACGCGTTGGGGATGTCGCAACGGTCACCACAATAGGGGGCCATAGTTTAGCCTCTAATGTTTTAATTACAATTACGGGCGCGGATCAATCGGAGTATAACGTAACGAATGAACAGATAGTTGTAATTGGGCTTAATAAATTTACTTTTCCCGTTACCGGTAGCCCTGCAACACCGGCAACGGGGACCACTATTTTAGCGTCTCATACTTCCATACCGGTTCCTTTAGCATCGAATGATTTTGGTATTAATACGAACCAAGACGCGGGGGCGGAACTTGAATTACAAAGCCCTATCGTTGGGGTCGACAATGCGGCTAATGTTGATTATGGGGCTTTAGGGGGCGGATCCGATCAAGAAACCGATGTTGAATTACAATTACGTTTAGTTACTCGTATACAAAACCCGGTAGCGCATTTTAACGCCGCCGAGATTGACGCCAAAGCTAAAGAAATAGCGGGCGTTACCCGCGTATTTATTGATGAAGCGACCCCCGCCGAAGGGCAAGTAACGATATACTTTACGCGTGACAACGACCCCAACCCAATACCAACGGGGTCGGAAGTTACGGTGGTTAAAAATAAAATTCTTGAAATTAAACCAGCTAATACCGCCGATGCGGATGTTATAGTAAACGCCCCAACAGGCATAACTGTTAATTTTACATTTTCGGCGCTTAGTCCGGATACATCAACAATGAGGGCGGCAATTGAAGCAAATTTACGCCAATTTTTTGACGAACGTACGAGCGTGGGCGTTGATATAGACGAAGACGCTTATAGGTCCGCCGTATTTAACACCGTTGATACAACTACCGGGGATGTTGTTTCATCGTTTACTTTAACTGTTCCATCCGGCGATATCGTTATGTCATCGGGTCAAATCGGGGTTCTTGGTGGGGTTATCTTCCCATGAGTCATGTATTAAGATCGGTTAGCGATCAAGCGGACAGCATACGCCGATATTTACCGGGCGGTAAATTATTCAAAGGTCCGACCCTTCAAAATTTATTAATAGGGTTGGGTGAAGAATTATTTAAAGTCGATCGTGATTTAAGATTATACGCGAATGAAATAATCCCAAAAAATACCATTGGATATATAGAAGAATGGGAAAAAGTTGTTGGTATACCGGATCCATGTTTTTCAGGCACCGGGGACATAAACACCCGTAGGATACATGTTTTAGCTAAATTAGGGGCGTTAGGTGTTCAAACACAACAAGATTTTATAGATGTTGCGTTACTGTTCGGAATAGCGG